TAGCAAGTGGCCTGTTGTATCTATCAAGAATGGTGCGGCATCAGCCCTTCAGAATTGCCGTGACTCCTTTGAGTATCTTAATAAGTTTGATAAGGTTGTCCTATGTTTTGACAATGACAAGCCAGGAAAAGAAGCAGCACTACAAGTAGCTGACCTGTTCGAGCCTAATAAATGTTTGATCATGGACATGGATCTTAAGGATGCTAATGATTATCTCAAGACAAACCAACGTGAAAAGTTTAATAGGTGTTGGTGGAATGCTAGTCCCTTTACTCCAGCAGGTATCGTAAACCTAGCTGATCTAGGCACTACCTTGTACGATGAGAAGTACTGCGAGACAGTCCCTTATCCTTGGTCTGGTCTTAACACCAAGACCTATGGTATCCGAACTGGTGAGCTAGTGACCTTTACTAGTGGTGCTGGTATGGGTAAGTCAAGTATCATTAGAGAACTGATGCACCACATCATGAGCAATACCAAAGATAACATTGGTGTGCTTGCAATGGAGGAGAACATTAGAAATACTGCGTTCAATCTGATGAGTGTAGAAGCTAACCAAAGACTATACATCAAAGAGATACGTGAGAAGTTCAGTATGGAACAGCTAAAGGAATGGCAAGATAAGACCATTGGTTCTGGTAGGTTCTTCGCCTTCGATCACTTTGGTTCTATATCTAATGACGAAATACTGAGCCGTATTCGCTTCATGGCTAGAGCATTAGGTTGTAAGTGGATCATACTTGATCACCTATCTATCTTAGTATCAGGTCAAGAAGATAACGGTGATGAACGTAAGTCTATTGACATTCTTATGACCAAGCTACGCTCTCTTGTAGAAGAGACAGGCATAGGCTTGTTACTTGTCAGCCACCTACGTAGGCCATCAGGTGATAGAGGTCATGAGGATGGACGAGAGGTGTCTCTGTCGCACCTTAGAGGGTCAGCATCTATAGCACATCTATCTGATAGTGTTGTAGCATTAGAAAGAAATCAACAGGCTGATGACCCAGTAGAAGCGAACACTACCACCATTCGTATACTTAAAAATAGATATACAGGAGAGACAGGTGTGTGTTCTCGCTTGCATTATGATAAAGAATCTGGTAGAATGACAGAGATTAGTAATCCATTTATGGAGAATGAAGAAGATGATAACAGCAATAGTTGATATCGAAACAGATGCTCTTGATGCTACTCTTATACATTGTATTGTAGCCCGTAACTATTCTGATGGAAAGGAAAAGGTATGGGTAGGTGATGAATGTAAAGAGTTTGCATCATGGTCTAAACGTATTGATAAGTTTATAATGCACAATGGAGTTAGCTTTGATGCACCTATACTTAATAGGTTAACAGGATCAAACATAAAAGTAAATCAAGTTAGAGATACTTTGATTGAGTCACAGCTATACAATCCTATAAGAGATGGAGGTCATTCACTGGCATCATGGGGTGAGAGGTTGAGGTTTCCAAAGGGTGACTTCAATACCTTTAATATGTATACACCTGATATGTTAGAGTATTGCCGACAAGATGTACGACTAACTCATAAGGTAGCTCAAGAGTTAGAGAAAGAAGGTAAGCAGTTCTCCACTAAGAGTTATGATCTTGAGCTTAAGGTTAGAGCTATCGTAGATCAGCAAGAAAAGAATGGGTTTACTTTTAACTTACGGGAAGCCATGTCCTTCCTTGCTATCTTAGAGGAAGAGCAACAGTCTTTAGAAGATAAAGCTCAAGAAATGTTTGAACCTGTTGAAGTTCAACTAAAGACTAAGGTAAAGTACATACCATTTAATATAGCAAGTCGTAAGCAGATAGCTGAACGACTGATGGAACGTGGCTGGAAGCCTAAGAAGTTTACTGACAAAGGTAATATCATAGTATCAGAAGAGATACTTAACACTCTTAAAATGCCAGAAGCTAAGATGTTTAGTAGGTATTTTTTACTACAGAAACGTACTGGCTTAGTGAGAGCATGGATAGAGGCTTGTCAAGATGATGGTAGAGTACGTGGCAGAGTAATGACATTGCGTACTATTACTGGACGTATGGCTCACAACTCTCCCAACATGGCTCAAGTACCAGCATCCTACTCACCTTACGGCAAGGAGTGTAGGGCATTGTGGACTGTCTCTAATCTAGATACACATACCTTGATTGGTACTGATGCATCTGGGTTAGAGCTACGGTGTCTTGCTCACTACATGAATGATTCTGCCTTCACTCATGAAGTTGTTAATGGTGATGTCCATACTGCTAACATGAAAGCTGCTGGTCTTACTGATCGTGATCAAGCTAAGACTTTTATCTATGCTTTTCTCTATGGTGCTGGCCCTGCTAAGATAGGTAAGGTGGTAGGTGGTTCAGCTAAAGCAGGACAGCAACTTATAACTAAGTTCTTATTCAACATGCCAAAGCTTAAAGAACTTAGAGAGAATGTTGTAGAAGCTTCTCAGATAGGAACTATATTAGCTCTTGATGGTAGGCTCTTACATATACGTGCTGACTATGCGAGCTTAAACACTTTGTTACAGGGTGCAGGAGCTATCATATGTAAGCAGTGGCTTGTGCATATCACTGAACGCATACGTAAGTCAGGTGTTGATGCTAAGTTAGTTGCATCTATACATGATGAGTATCAGTTTGAAGTAGCAAAGAAAGATGCTATTAAATTTGGACAGATTACTAAAGATGCTATGAAAGAAACAGAGAAGACATTAAATGTTAAGTGTCCTCTTGATTGTGATTTTAAAATAGGAACAACATGGAGTGAGACACATTGATATGGAAACCCAAACCTGTAAAATTTGTGGTAGTATAAAACCTTTAAGTCGTAAGTATTATAACAGTGAAAGATATTTAGAAAATGGTGACGTAACTTATAGGAAAGCATGTATGGATTGTGAGAGTGCTAACTCAAAAGTACTTAAAAAATTAAAGAAAGAAAATCCATTACCTGTTGACTATCAGTGCCCAATTTGTTTACGAAAGGAGGAAGAAATAAACCATAGTAGACCTTGGTGTTGTGATCACGATCATGATACTCTACAATTTAGAGGTTGGTTATGCCAGAGATGTAACCAATCTTTAGGTACAGTTGAGACAGCAGCTAGATCTATTTTATATTTAACCGATGCAACATTACGTAACTCTAGGACTACTACTTAGTAGTCCATAGAGTTACTTACAAGGGGATAACATGACACATAACAACAGAACATTTGATCGTAAATCTTATAATGAAAACGATGCTAGAGCTAAGAAAGCTATGGTAAATTACTTAACACTTCATAACTTTACTGATGTCGTAGATAAAGAAGATTATTATTTCGATGTCTCAGCTAAAAAAGATAAGGGTTATTTCTTTGAGGTTGAAATTAAAAATCAGTGGGGTTCTTCTTGGAATCCTAACTGGAAAGAAGTACGTATCCCAGAGAGGAAGCGTAGGTTAATAGAAAAGAAAAATAAAGAATACCCTGATCACGATTTATATTTTGTGGTCTTCAATACAGACTGTACTCAAGCTTGGTTTATTAAAGATGATACAGTCAGTAGCTCTACTGTAGGTACAATACAGAACTCTAAGAGAGTTGGGGAGCCGCATCTTAAGGAACCTTTCTTTCACATACCTACTGAAGAAGCTAAACTTATAACACTATAGGAAATTAAATGGTAAAACAAAAGAAGAAAATTATCTTATTAGGAGACAGTGTGTTTGATAACATTGCCTATCTTAATTCTAATGAGAAAAGTGTAACACAACATCTACAAACTAAATTAGATACATCGTTATGGGACATCACAGTTGGGGCTGTTGATGGTGCAACTACTAAAACTATTAAGCCTCAATTTACTGAAGCTAATTTACATCTATTAGAACCTACTAACTCTACTATTGTAGTAAGTATTGGTGGTAACGATGCTTTAAATTATGTGGATAAATTAGACAGTCTTAATTTAGAAACTCTACATACTATTAAATCACAGTTCTATTGTGATTATCGTACAGCTATAGATGAGATAGCTGAGGCAGGACAGCAACTTTATTTATGTACAATATATAATCCAAAGTTTCCTGATTCTGTTATGCAAAAGAAAATAGAAGCTGGACTATCTATATTTAATGATGTCATACTAACAACAGCAAATGATTTATGGGATGATTATAATAGTGGCTTTGGTGATGTTATGATACTTACCAAGAATGCTAAGTATCCTTTGATAGATCTTCGTAACATCTGTCGAGAAGATAAATCATTTGCTAATGAGATCGAACCATCTGGGTATGGAGGTGATAAAATAACTGACGCAATCATACATAATTTACTTGACACTTAATTTAAACTGTGTTAAGATACAAACAATCAAAAAGGAATAAGCCTTAATGGTTGTATTACATGTCACAACAGAGTGACGATAGAAAAAGGAAATAGAAATGAACGATCCAATATATATCACAGGTAAATGTCACTATGCTTCAATCACTGAGCCTAATACAAAGTTCGAGCCAGTATGGTCAATTCAAATTGAAGTCGATGATAATAACCGTTCAGTAATTGAAAGTGCTGGACTAAACGTAACTAATAAAGGAGATGATAGAGGAGACTTTGTTACTGTCAAGCGTAAGGTTGAACGTAAAGATGGTACTCAACGTCAAGGTCCAATAGTAAAAGACTCTCAAAATAATAGTTGGGATGGTAAGTTAATTGCTAATGGAAGTGTAGTCAATGTTAAGGCTGTACCTTTTGAGTGGAACTATGCAGGTAAGTCTGGTGTTTCTGCTGATCTAGCTGCTGTACAAGTAGTAGATTTTATAGAGTATACAAGTGGTGCTGGTAATGATTTTGATGTTGTTCCGGGTGGTTATGTAACGGAAACCTCTGAAGAAGACATACCTTTTGCTTCTTAATTTTAACTGTGTGAGTGTGTAAGGGAGACTTAGGGTGGAGTTTAGTTGGATTTACTCCACCCTATTTTTTATAATATGAAAACAGTCGATACATTAGTAAAAGATATATACGATTTATTTTCTCTTGATCCTATTAAGATGGATGAGCAGGAAGTAGATAAACATATTGATACCTTTGGTGAGATGCTTAAAGTACATATCAAAGCATTCATGTATGAAGAGCCTCGTACTAGAGGGAACCTTAGATTATCTGCGATAGGTAAGCCTGATCGACAGCTATGGTATGATGTCAATAGTAAGAAAGAGATTGAAGACCTAGCACCTAGTACAAGAATTAAGTTTTTATATGGTTACATCTTAGAAGAACTCCTTCTACTATGTGCCTCTATTGCAGGTCACAAAGTTACTGATCAACAGAAAGAAGTTAATGTTGAAGGTGTCTTAGGACATCAAGATGCTATGATAGATGATGTCTTGGTTGATTGTAAGAGTGCGTCAGGTTTTAGCTTTAAGAAGTTTAAAGATAATAAGTTACTTGAAGATGATCCCTTTGGTTACATAGGACAGATCTCTGCTTATGCTCAAGCTAATGGTGTCAATGAGGCAGCATTCTTAGTGATAGATAAATCAAGTGGGGAGATATGTCTCACCCCTGTACATCAGATGGAGATGGACAATGCTAAAAACAGAGTCAAGCATCTTAAGGGAATGGTTGTCAATGATCATGTTCCTGATAGGTGTTATGCTCCAGTACCTGATGGTGAGTCTGGTAATCTTAAGCTTGCTATTGGTTGTGTTTATTGTAATCACAAGCGAGAGTGTTGGTCTGATGCTAACCAAGGCAAGGGAATACGTACCTTTAAATATTCAAGAGGTTTTACTCACTTGGTTACGGTATCTAAAGAACCTAAAGTTGAAGAGGTAATGAGTCAGTAATGCATTGGGAATATAGTACTAAGCCTAACCTAACTAAGTTTGGTTTTGTTTACTGCATCACCAATATTAAAACTAAACAAGCTTACATAGGTTGTAAGCAATACTTTAATTATAAGAAAGGGAAAAAGAAAGCTGAGTCTAATTGGAAGTCTTACATGGGGTCTAGTAAACACCTGCTTGAAGACATTGATAAATTAGGTAAAGATACCTTCAAGTTTGTAATCATAGCTGAGTTTAAAAACAAACGAAGCTTACGTTACTATGAGTGTTACTATCAAATGAAATACAATGTTTTATGTAGTACACTTGAAGGAACT